CTCATTTAGCTGCAGAGTTTGACAGAGTTAGAGAATTTACTAATAATAAAGATTTATATAAAAATGTAATAGGTTTTAATAGACCTTTACCTAGTGGTAAAATGGCTGGTGAAGAATTTTCTTTGTTTGCTAAAATGCTTTCTGAAAATACTAAAAATGATTTATATAGCATTATTAGTTCTCCAAGTAAACTAGAAGATATTTTAGCTGAAAATGATGGTTTAAGAAAGAAAATATTTAAAGACATTCTTACTTATTTTAATACTAGACAAGAAGAATATACAAAAATGTATTTTAACAAAATGCCTATTGTTGCAGATAGCTTGTATAGTTCTTTAGGTGTTTCAGAAGAAACTTTAGCTAATCAAGATAAAAAAGAATTAAATAAAATTTTAGTTAAAGCTTTCTTATATAATGATATGATTTCTAAGATTGAGTCCTTCACATTATTTACAGGTGATTTAGTTCAATACAATCATGCTAAAGAAGAAGCAAGTAAAAGAATACCTGGAGCTAGTTCTGATGGTATCATTCCTGTTACTGATCAAGCTGCTTATGATTATATCAATAATATTAAAGGCTTTAATGAAGTAACTTATGCTGGTCAACAGAAAAAAGAAAATGATAAAATACAACTATTAAACATTCAAGGTACTTTTAACTCTGCTGTTATTAAAGATGCTATAAGAACTAGTATTTATTTACCAGAAATTTCTAATGCTTTATATGAAGACTATTATAAAACTAGACCTGAGTTAAGTAAAGAAGCTATTGATAAATTAGTTGCTAAAGATATTAAAGCTTATACAAATATGCAAGAGTCTGATGGTGCTGCTTATCTTACTATTGATGCATACAGAGCTATTAAAAAATTATTTAATGACTGGAGTGAAGAACAAGATCAACTTTATAAAGATATTGTTAATGGTAAAGATGTAAGTTTACAAAAGTTCAATAAAACTTTCCCTGTAAGTAAACTTCATTATTATGGACCTTTAGGTAATAGTAAGTTTAAAAAATTAAATGCTAGAGCAATGCATAAATTTGCTGTAGCTCCTATTAATCCATTAATTGCTGTACCAGGAACTGCATTATATGATTTACACAATTGGATGTTAGAACAGAATATTCAATACACTATGTTTGGTAGTGGTAGTAAAGCTACTACACTATCATTAATAGGTCTTGATGAAGAAGGTAAACCTGCATATGATGATATTTTTGCAGATGAAAAACAAGCTTCAATAAAAGCTGATGCCAAAGTTCAAAACAATATTATTTATTTAAATTATTTTAAAGAGGTAACTGCTATTGCTGCTAAGTTTAAAGAAGAAGTTACAGTACCTACACAAAAAAGGGTATTAGTATTAGATGCTTTATTTGATGCTGGTAACTTAAAAAATTCAGCAAATAAAAAAGTAGTAGACTCATATAAAAAATCAGTAAATGACTATACTTCTATTTTAAAAACAGAACTTTTAAATAAAATTGGGTTTAAAAAAGATGAGGATGGTAATTACACTGGTAAGCTAGATAAGTTTGTTGAATTAGTAAGAGATGAATTAGAATTAAAAGATACTCCTGAACATTTAATAAGACTACTTGATGTAAACTTAGCAGGAAATTTAACAATGGATTTTTCTATACATCCAGAATCAGATCTTATTGAAAAAATTATTGTTAACAAAATTCAAAAAAGTATAGTAAAACAAAAAACTAAAGGTGAAGCTTTAGTTCAAGTACCTACTACATTTACAAATGGTATTTGGGATAATGCTTATAGTTTAGAAACAGACTTAGATAAAATTCAAAAATATCTTGGTACTAATAATCTACCTTTCTATAATAGAGGTGCAATTATTAATAAACAGACTGGAGAAAGAGCTGTAACAGACTTGATGAAAGTTGCTGTTGCATTGCAAGGTGACTTTAAAAATTTACTTAATCTACCTGACCCAGCTAATTTAGAAACTACTATTGGTACTGTTGATAGATTAAATGAGTTAATTAAAGATGATGTATGGTTACAAGAAAACAGAGATAAAATAACTATTGCTGGACCAAGAATCCCTACAGATGCTGTTAACTCTATTGAAGCTGCTGAAATCTGGCATTTCTTAGCAGAATCCTTTGGTAATACAGTAGTAGTACCTAGTGAAATAGTTGCTAAAGCAGGTTCAGATTATGATGCTGATAAAATATTCTTTATGTTCCCTAATTTAAATAGTGATGGAACACTTATTGAATCATTAGATACAGAAGAAAAAGATTTTATTACTCTATTAGAAGAAACAGATGAGTTGTCTTTAGATAAAACTTATAAGGGTAGAAAAAGTTCTTCATTGATTGAACAACAAAAGAAATATTTACAAAATCAACTTGTTAAAAATACAAGAGATATTATTCAACTACCTGATAACTTTGTGAGTTTGATTAAACCAAATGAAATGTATTTGGTAAAAGATTATGTTGACTTCTTTAGAGAATCTGCTGAATACAATCCTAAGAGAAAGGTACATGATGTAACTGAAGATCTAAATACTTTTAGTTATGAAGAAATGCCTGGAACAACTGCTTTAGAGTTTGAATATAACTTAAGTAAGTTTGAGCAAAATCTTTCTGGTAATAAACCATTGGGTATATTAGCTAAGAAAAACAAATGGCATACTTTAATGAAAACTATAGGTTTTATTTTACCTAAAACTTATAAAAAATTAGTATGGGATTTTATAGATAATACTTTTGAAGAGTCAAACATTAACTATGAGATGGTATTTAGATTACCGGTAAACAGAACACAAGATGGTAATGTATCTATAGCAAATGAGAACAATGTTGATAATGTAAAAATTGGTGATGTATTCTCCCATGCTTTACAAGGAATATTAGATAGAGCAAAAGATCCGTGGCCATTTTTAGTACAAATGGTAACAGAAGCATTACCTGTAATGAATCATTATCTAGAAGCAGGTGCTTCAGTACCTTCTGTATTAAAGATGATGAAGTCACCTTTAGTAGATGATTATATTAGAAATCAAGTATATAATAATAGTGCTATTTCTCAAATAAATAGAACGGAACCTTTATCTAAATCAGCTATTAAAAAGGCTAGTTTAGTTCCATTATTAGATAAATTTTTTCAGTATAATGATCCAAAAATATTACAATCTAAAATTCAAGAGTTAAAAATTAATGAAATTAAAGAGTCTTTAAAAGATACTGATTATACTGTACAGTATGTATATCAAGGAAAAAAACTTTCTAGTACTGCAGAAGACTTTATAAAAACTAAACTAATTAATAGTGATATTGAAAAAATAAGTTTAAATTATGATGTTGTATATATACAAAATAATAATTTTACTGGAAACAATAGTTTCTTATTAGGTAAAGAAAACTATTATTATGCTGCACAAGCTGCTTGGGAATTAGGTTTTGGTAATGATACAGCAACTGAAGATGAGCTTACTCAGATTATAAAAACTAAAGATAGAACATCTATGAAATCTTTAGCTATTCTACTACATATGGTTCAAGCTGAAGAGCAGTTTAAAGGTCAAGATGATTTAGAAATGGCTTTTAGTCCAGATACAAGTATTGTAGATACTACATTACAAATAATAAATAGACAAGACTCTTTAGATAAATTAGAAAGTACTAGCAAGATTGATAAAAAATCATTAAAAAACTTATTAGACAATTCAATTATATCAAGTTTTTATCAAAATGATTTAATACTTGACTTAGTAAATAATGTTTTCCCATTAAAACTTAATGAAGAAACATTAAACTTTCTAAAAACTAAACTAGAAACAGACTATAAACTTATTAGTAATGTATTTGGGACAGGTTTACAAGGTAGAGACAGATTTACTAATAGTTTTAATAATGGTTTAGTAAATTATATTTTCCAAAACTATTCATCTAGTATGCTTGATGAAAAGGGTAACATTACTGTGTTACCAAGTAATTATAAAGGTGTACCTATTGTTGAGTCTAATACATTTACTGAAGATGCTGTTTTAAATAAAGGAGTTATAAATGTAAACTTGAATAAAATACAAGAAGACTATAAAAACTTAAGATTTACTACTGATCAAACTAGAGATGTATTTACAGCAGCTCAGAATCCATTTGCTAATGTTAATGATTATGTTAAATACTTAGTAGTAAAACAATATCTAAAATCTGTTTTCCCAGTAGATACATTAACAGACAATCCTAGATTTAAAATTCATTTAAATAATAATCAAAATGATTTAGCTAAAGCTTATGAAGTATTCTTATCAGAAAGAACTTTGATGAATACATTCAATAGAGCTTATATCATGGGTACTACTAAATATAAATACACTGATCAGGTACTTGAAGTTATAAATAATCCAAAATATAATCTTAAAGAAAAGTACTCTGTATTAAATAACTTATCTAAGTCTACTACTGTAAAAACAGGAAGCATACTTCAATTAGATAATAAAGCTTTGGCAATAGGTCCTCAAGCTAGTGTGTATTATAAAAACTTAAAACAACTAGGAGATCTGTCAGTAATAAAAACTAATAATACAGAAGATAATAAATACATAACAGATGTATTTGCAAACTTTTCAATGTTTATGTTTTATCAACACGGTGTAGGTTATTCTCCATTAGGTTTTACAAAAATTTATGACCCAGAAGAATTTGTTAAAGAAATGCAAAAAGCTTCAAATAACTTTTTGGAGACTCAGTTTTCTGATAATGTTTTAGATTACATATATGCTACTGTATTAGATAAAACTCAAAGGTTTAAAAATTACTTACCTAAAGAAACTGATTCTGGTATAACAGAAAGATTAGAAGAAATGAAACTAGAATCTGAATTAGAAGGATTTAGTTCTGAAGAATTAGAACAGTTTATGGCTCTAACAGGAGGAGGTAATCTTACTAATATTATTAATAAAAAGTTATCTAAAGAAACTCCTACTCAACCATCTACTAGTGTTAAACCCATTGTTAAAGATCTTAGCAGATGGGCTGATATAAAAGATGCTACAACACCTTATACAGATAAAGGAATTGTTGTAACAAGAGTTGGTAATACAGAAGAACAGTTTGGAAATCCTTTTATAGGATCAAAACGTAGAGATAAACAAGGTAATCTTATAGAGTCTAAAGTTGATAATATTACTGTATTTAATACTATTGATGAAGCTGACCAAGCATACAGAGATTGGTTAATGGGTGCTAAACATCAAAACATTAAACCTGCAAGAAGAGAGTGGATACTTAAACAAATTAATGAAGGTAAACTAGATGGTAAAACATTATTGTATTATAAACCTATGGAGGTTACAAACAATGATGGAACTATTGTAAAAGGAGGTTATCATTCTCATGCTGATACTCTTGCAGAAATAGTGGAAGAACTTAGAGGTACTCAACCATCTACTCAACCTACTACAGTTAAAGCTTACAGAACATCAGGTACATTCTCATCTAAAGTAAACTATGCACAACGCGGATCTGGATCTTACTATGCATTAGATAAACCATTCCAAGAAATGGGTGCAGAAAATCCTGTAGAAGAAGTTACTGTAACATATGATCCATCTAAAACTTTAGATGCAACAACAGAAGAAGGTCAGACTAAATTTATGAAGATTAAAAGATCTGCTATTGAAGGTAAATTATTTAATTCTATGAAAGAATCTAATAATGCTGTATCAGAAGCTATGAGAGCTAATGGATATGACTCATTAATTGGTTGGATTGATCAGGATGTAAAAGATGCTGGTAGAGAACTTGTTATTTATAATCAACCTACTGTAGAACCAGTAGGAGAAGTTAAAGAAGGAGTAGTAGAATTATTTGAATCTAAACCAAATCTATCTCAAATTGGTACACCTCAGCAATATTCTCAATGGATTAATTATCTTACTACTCAAGGTAAGCTAGCAGGTACAAAAGCTACTGATATATTATATCATGGTACTTATGAAGAATTTGAAGAGTTTGATGAAGAAAAAAAAGGAACAAACACTGGTATAAATACATATCAATCAGAAGACAAATCTGAGCAATTCTATAGTGATTCAGCACATACTGTTTTCTTTTCAGACCGTAAAACAAATGCTATTAGTTATACATTGTTAGGTAGAGATAAATATTTATCTGAAATCTTAGATGCTTTAAAAGATGTTAGAAATAGTTTAAAAGATATAGCAACTGATGCTGTAGAAGTTTTAAAAGCAATACCATACTTTAATAATCTTATTAAAAATGCAAAAAAAGAAGGTAAAACAAGTAAAGAAATAATTGAGTTATTAGGAAAAGAAGAAACTAAATTAGCTAAAAAGTATAAAGAAGGTTCTAGTTCACTTTTTACAAATGAGTTAGCTGGTTATGAAAATAGATTAAAAGAACTTAATAAGTTTTTATCTAACCTTGATGTATTTAAAAAAGGTAATAATATTAATTTTAAAAATTCAGGAGGTAATTTTTATATCATTACCAAAGATGGTAAAATACAATTTATTAGATTGGATAAAGGAAGAACTGTGCTAACAGGAGAAAGATTTTATGCAGATGAGGTAGATGATAATAAAATTAAAGAATTCATTAAAGCTGCAATTGCTGAAGAAAACATGCTGCATAGTCAAGCAAAAATAAACATGAAAACTGTTGGTTATGAAGAGAAAGCAATACCTGTTCTTTTAAATTTACAAAACCCATCTATTCATGATTATGAAGAATCATCATTTCCTGATGCATATAAAGGTACTAAAACAAGAACAGCTGCTTTTGCTGCTAAACAAGTTGCTGATGCACTTAAGAATGGAAATGATGGTGTTATCTATGAAAATATTGTAGATCCATTATTATCTAATTCATATGGGGTATTTGATGTAAAAAACATATATATTCTTGGAGGAACAGAAGACATAAAAGGATTTAAAGAGTTTGTATCTACTCAACCCACACAAACATTAGCTAATCAAACTATGTCAAACCTTTATACACTAGAAGATCAAGCTAAAATACTAGATCATTTTAGAACAGCTCCTCAATATAAAAATGCTTATAGTAATTTGTCTGATGATGACTTAATAGCAAAAATTAATGTTAAATTAGCTGACCCTGAAAAAAGAAATACTACTATAGAATTATTAAATAACTGTTTTAAATAGATCATGGCTTGTGTAAACCCTAATAGTAAAGAGTATAAAGATCTTTTAAGAGAACTTGGAGATCCTTTTGATGCTGAAATAGAGTATGTCAAAAGATATGGTCTAGTTGAAAATGTAGATTATGTTACTACTGAAGCAACAGTAAAAAGTCTTTATAGAAAAAAAGGTTTGATGGATGATAAATTAAACATTGCTAAATATAAATTTGCAGAGTTTAATAAATTTAATGCAGAATTATCAAAACAATATAATGAAGAGTATGGTATCCCAGGACTGCTTTTTTATGATGAACAAAATGGGTTTAAAGCAGTACCTAATACAGAAATGTTTCATAGAATAGATGTTGCTAAAGGTATATACTATCCAGAAAATGCATATATAAGAGAAGGTTATGAAGCTTTAGAAGATGATAATGATAAATATGAACCTGAAGAATATTTAGATAGCACATTAGCCACTTTTACTGAAGCTTCAAAATTTGATATTGATCAAAAAACTTTCTTAGATATATTAAAAAGAAGAAATGGTGTAGCACCAGATATGTTTATTTCTGAGGATAGAAAATATGTAATGAATCCAAAGGGTTATTATAATCTTATAGACCAAGAAACTAATACTATTCTTTTAAAGAATTTAAATTTAGGAGAAAAACAGTTAGTTATGGATTTTCAATATGCTGAAGATGTTGCTGTTTTAAAGAAAAAAAAGGAAGATGCTATTATTAATATATCTGAACAAGTAAATAATAATTATTTAGATGTACTTTTAGCACTGAAAGATGAAGATATTAATGATTATATAGAAGCTGTAATAAAAGCAAAGTCTTCAGATGAAATAGATGATGTCATGTATAAATTATTATTGAAAGTATGTTAAGTTGTCCAAATAAATCCAGCAAAGAATGGAGAGAAGCTTTAATTGAAGCTAATGGTATTGAAGAAGAAGCTTTGAAAATATATAATGAAAAAGTAGGTGCTCCAGAAGAACCTATCACTTCAGATATTGAGGAAGATACTGACTTTGATAAACCTGATACTGTAGGAGAAGAAGTCAATCCAGATGATACTAATACTGAGTATAAAAACTTAATATCAGAAATTAGAATTTATTTGAAAAAACAACTTGCTATTTTAAAAAGAAAAGTAGTTGTTGACCAAACTAAAAAAGAAGGTAGACTTAAAACTATATTAGATAAACTTGAAGGTTTAGATGAAGCTGAAGCAGTAGATACTTTTATTACTGAAGCTTATAATCAATCTATTAAAGCTAAAAATAGATATAAAAAGTTTTTAGAAGAGAAAAATTCTATACCTAAAAAAGAAGCTATTTCTACTTTATTAGGTTTTTATGAATTTGCTAATGGTTATAATATATTAGATGAAGTTTCTAATGTCAATGTAAATAAATTTTTTGAAGAAGACAATGGTGTAATATATGATTCTGAAGGAAAACTTACAGCTCAATTTAAACTAGCACAAGCTATAAACATAAGAGAGAATATAAAAAGAGAGTTCATTAAAGAAGGTATTCCATTAATGGCTGACTTCTTATGGCAATATAAATCAGATTATGATTCTAAAAACTTAGATAGCTTAAAAGAGTTTTACCAAAAAAGATTAGTTGAGTTAACTAGCAGTGGAGAAATGGATGCTAAAAAAGCTAAACAGATTGAAACTCTAAAAAAAGATATAGCAAAACTAAATGGTTTAGTATTAGATAAAGAATCTCTAGAAAGTTTATTAAAAACAGCTTTAGAAGATGAAGGAGCTTTACAGTTTTTAGTTGGACCACTTATATCTTCACCAGATGCTGTATTGTCTTTATTTGCTAAATCTGTTAAGTCTCAGTTTGCAAAAGCTAAAATTGAATCTATAAAAGTTAGAGATGAAATATGGAAAAAATTTGATGCTTATGCTCAAACATCAGGTAAAGCCAAAGACAATCCTAAAAGTTTTAATGAAGGTATATATGAACTATTAGATAGCACATTAACTAAAGAAGATGGTACTAAAGAAACAGTTAAAAGAAAAGCTTTTGTTCAAAAATATGATTACAATGCCTATAGAAAAGTTCAGAAAGAATTCTTTGATACTTTAGGTCCTAAACCTACAATAGCTAAAGATAAAAAAGAGTACTATCAAAAAATTGAAAATTGGTTTAGAGAAAATACTCAACCTAAACCTAAAGAAGAAAGAGATAAAATTATAGAACAAAAGAAAAAATTAAAAGATGCTGGTGTAATTACAGATGGAGAATACAGTGTTTGGTATAATAGTATATATAGTAGTTATAAAGGTAAAATAACATATAAAGGAGAGTTATCTGAACCTTCTGATAAATGGATTAATGATAACTGGAAAGAGTTATATAATCTAGATGGTACTGCTAAAAATGCAAAAGGAGAACTTCATAAAACATTATTAGATGAGTATTTGTATTCTCAAAGTCTCATTCCAGAAAAACAAAGATTAGGTTATTTTCTACCTCCTGTACCTAAAACAGCTACAGAAAGATTAATTGAAAATGGTATAGGTAAAACTATTAAAAAAGGTTTTCAAGAAAAATTTAAAACTCAAGTATATGATGTAGGTTATGAACAAAAAGGTTCTGATTTAGAAGATATAGAAAATGAGAAAGGTTTAAATGAAAGAACTAGTTTATCTACATTAGGTGGTATGGAGGTTAAGTTCTTACCTACATATTTTACTCAAAAAATAGACCCTGAAGATATTAGTTTAGATTTAACTAGATCTGTACTCTTGTTCAGTCAAATGGCTAAAAATTATCAAGCCATGAATGAGATAGCTGGAGAGACTACTATGTTAAAAGCTATTGTTGGTAAAAGAGAAGTAGTAAGTTCTACAAGTAAAGGTGAACTTTTAATAGATGCTTTTGCTAAAAAAGAAGGATACTTAAAATTTATCAGTAAAAATGGAGAAGCTTATTCTAAAAAACATTTAGATGCTTTTATAGACATGGTTGTCTATGGAGAAATGAATAAAGCTGAAGAATTTATGGGTTTAGATATAGCAAAAATTACAGATAGTGTAATTAGTTTTTCTGCTTATAGTAGTCTTGCTTTAGATGCTATGAAAGGTCTTGCTAACAATCTTCAAGGTAATATACAATTAGTTATTGAAGCCGCTGCAGGAGATTATTTTAGTTCTAAAAATTTATTTAATGCTAAAAAGAATTATAAATTAGGAGCTCCTTTTTTACAAGACTTTGGTAAACCAATTCCCAAAAGCTTAGAAGGAAAACTTGTAGAGTATTATGATGCAATGCAAGGAGAATTTAAAGATCAATATGGTAAAAAAATATCTAACACAGCTTTCTTAAGATTATTTAGTACAAATACTTTCTTTTACTATATGCATGCTGCAGAACATGAAATTCAAGTAACTACTATGTTTGCTTTAATGGATGCAGAAAAAGTAATTGATAATGAAACAGGTGAAGAAATAAATTTATTTGAAGCTCATAAAAAATATGGTAGAGATGGTGTTCATGATAATACTAATTTCTCTTTAAAAAGAAAAGATGATTTTGAGAATAGATTACATGCTATAAATAAAAGATTACAAGGTGTATATAATGATTTTGATAAAGGTACTGCTCAAAGATATGCTATAACTAGAGCTTTATTAATGTTCCGTAAACACATGGTTCCTGCTTATATGAGAAGGTTTAAAACATTATCTTATGATTATGAGTTGGATGACATTACACAAGGTTTTTATAGAACTTTTTGGAATACAATGGTAAAAGATCTTTTTGTATATAAAAAAAATATACTGAAAGAGTGGAATAATTACAGTCCTTATCAAAAAGCTCAGATAAATAGAACTTTAAGAGAATTAACTATTGTAATTTCTGCTATAGCTTTAATATTTATTATGGCTTCTGCTGCAGATGATGATGAAGACTTGAAAAAAAGTGTAGCATTTAATCATGTCTATTATCAGTTGATAAGAATGCGAAGTGAAACTATGACTTACTATCCTTTTATAGGATTTCCAGATGCATGGAGGATGTTAAAATCACCAACAGCTGCAATAGGTAGTATTGATAAAACTACTAGATTTATTAATCAATTTTTCTTAACTTGGAATGAAGAAGATTTAGTATATCAAAAAGATACAGGTGCTTTTGAAAAAGGTGATAATAAATCTTGGGCTTATTTTTTAAAAATGATAGGTCTTACTGGTAATAATATTGATCCTGCTGAAGCAGTAAAAAGTTTTGAAGCTACTTTCAATAGATAACCAGAAAAAAAAAGGGGAGAACCTTTTACAGTTCTCCCCATTCAATGTCAAGTAATTGACAGTATAATCTTTTTGTTTCAGCTTCTACAGCTTCTTTAGGCCAGTTTTCTAGACTGTCATTATAATGTGCAGTATCAAATCCAAATACCCACCAATGTTTTGGTGCATATATACCATTTCCAAAGTCAGTATAAGTTAATCCCCCATGTATTTCTATTGGATACAATAATGTATCATAGTCCATTTTATAAGCAGGATGGGTAGGTGGTACAGCAACATAACCGTTTCCCCAACCTTTTTTCATTACTGGAAATCCAGTACTATATTTCCATTGAGCATTTTCAATTAAATATAATTTCAAAACTCACCTCCTTCTGTTTCAAAGAAGTCTACAACTTCATGTTTACTATTAAACTTGATTACTTTAAAAGTTTCATCAGCATAGTCAAATCTTACTACTCCTAAAGTATTAAGAGCATCTTGGAAAGAACAAAGCTTACATACTAAACACTTTCCTTTGGAAGACTTAGTCTGATACTTTCTTCTGTTGTCTGCAAATTTTTCTAATGGTTTATCTATTTTACAAGTAAAACATTTAAGTGTCTCCATCTTCATTTTCATTTTCTTCACAACAGTCACATTCTTCTTCTGCTACTGTTAATCCATATTCATTTATGTACCAGTCATTAGCTTCCTTTTTACTAGGATACTCTCTGATATCAGAATCAATGACAGCTGCCGCTCCTGCTAGATAAGCAGCTACCATATGTTTTTTAAATGTTGTTGGATGCATTTGTGTCAACTTTAATAAACTTTGCTATATCTGGTTTGAAGTAATTAGGTCCTTTTAAGATCTTTTTATCTTCCCTAAGTATAGGTAAACCATCTTCACCAAGTTTACTCATATTACTTGCTTGTATTTCTTCAAATACATCTTCAATAATATGTTGCATACCATGTTTAAGGATAGTACCACAAAGAATATAAAGTTGATCACCAAGCGCATCAGCAATTTCCACTAATGAGTTATCAGTACAAGCCTCTAAGTATTCATTATTTTCTTCTTCCATGAGTCTATGTCTTAATTCAGCTTCTTCTACTGATAAGTTTCTAGGCCATGTGCCATTCTCTTGTCCAAATGCTGTGTGAAATTGTTCAACTTGTTTTAACTGTCTTTGCATTTTGTTTTTCTTTTAAAATATTAAATAATTGACTTTCAAGAATTCTATTTTTCTTACCCATATCACCAAGTCTTGACTCAGCATCTTTAAGTTTTAGTTCAAGTCTTTCAACTTCTTTCTCAAGATGTAATAGCTTACTTTCTTTGATATCTTTAGGTTCTCTTTGTTTTAACTTGTGTTCTAATTCTGCAATATAAGAATCCTGAGCACCAAGTTTAACTCTGAGTTCACTAATAACTACTTCTGCTGGAATCTTTAATAGTCCAGACCATTCTGAATCTCTTGACATAATACAAAGTTAAAAGAAATCTGGAACATTAGAAGAGTCTTCATCTTCATCAGATATACCAAAATCTAAATCAAAATCATCTTCTACTTCAGCAATAATATCTAAATTAGCTTCAGAAGGTTCCATAAATTCTTTTACTTCTTCTTCTTCAATAAGTTCAACTTCTTCTGGAGTAGGTTCTAATGATAAAAACTCTTCTTTTTCAGTCTCAGCATCATGTGCAGCACAAGGAGGAACAATAGGAGCTTCAAATGTATTACCAAAAGCATCTTCAAAAGTTACAACTGTATCATTAGGTAAAGGTAAATCATCTTCTACAGTAACTTCTGGAAAAGTTATGTCAGATGAATCAACTATTGAATCTTCTTCATAATTTATACCTGTATCAAAAGGACCTTCATTGTCATCATTTTCAGCATATCTAATATCTTCATCAATTTGATCAGCTTCTAAATCTGCAAGTTGATCTAAAATATTAGTTTGATTAGGAACAACATATAAAGGATCTACTACTTCTTCAACAAGTTCTTCAACAGGTTCTTCAACTTTTGCTACTGGAGTAACTTTACTTATTTCAGTAATAAACATATGAAGAATTCTTTGGTCTTCCATCCATGTTCTAGGATGTGATAACTGTAAAGCACTGGTTACGTGGTTATAAAAAGCCCATAAACTATCAGAATTACTAAATACATGTATTGACTTTTTCATTTGATCTCGTACTAAACTAGCTTGCTCAGTTGTTAGAATAGAATACTCAGCAAAAAGAATACCTAGCATTTGAGCTTGTCTTCTCCTATTAAGAGTAATTGTTTCCATAACAGCTTTATCAGCACATAGTTGATCATAATACAAGTTAGCATTACTAATATAATTGTCAATAATATCTTTTGTTTCAATATCTGCCGTTCCCATATGTTTTCTAACCCATGAGCCCACTTCCCCTGAAATCATAACAGAGCCAGTGTTATTAATATAAGCACCAACTACACATTTAAATTTTACTTGTTTGTTATAACTGTTTGTCCAAGCAAACATCATTGATAGTTCAGGATCACTATTAAAGTTTAATTTATAAACTCCTTGAGCAATCTGACCATCAGCAGTACATCTGTACTCTTCATCTACAATAATAAAACCTGCAGCAGTAAGTTGTTGTTTAGCATAATCAATTACAAATTGATGACTAATCACAGTATAAGTAGCTGCATGTTGTGGTAATGGCACACTGATTAGTTGTGCCATTGTGCATTCTTGTATCTTCTTTGGCATTTAAAATAATTTTAATTGATTTGTTTTAGGTTCTAAACCTGCTATCTCTTTTCTTATATTTTGTAAATAATAATCATAATTGATATTATATTCAGAAATGTCTTTTTCTTCATGATTAATATACAAAGTTTGCATCCAAGGACCTGCTTCAATTTGAATTTGTCTATTATCATTTTTATTAACCTTAAGTATTTTACTTCCTGATTTAGAAATATAATATCTTAAAGTATGTTGTAACTGTTTTGTAACATGTGTACCATTTTCTATCTTGTGTTCTACAAACTCCCAATCACCTTTAATCTTTACACCACCAGAATAATCAAATATATCTGTGTTAGCTTTAATAAAGTCTTCAGGTTGGATACCTTCTACAAAATAGGCATGCAAGGCTTTAGGTATAATTAAAAAACTCTTGTTTTTATGAAGAGCTAAATCTTTATACTCAAATCTACCTTTGCATTTAGATTTTCCATCTTCAGTAACAGCAATATAGTTGTTTACATCTCCAAGAACTAACTTAGAATATGTATCATGTTCAAGCTGTAGATTAGTAATTTTTTCCCAGCGGGCACATATTTCCATATACTTATCTACATATTCTCTTGGGATCATAGTCTCAAGACCATCTGTATTCTGCATTAAGGGGATAGAACCTGGAATCTCTTCACAAATCATCTCATATAACATACTAAGACTTAATTGACCATTAATAGTAATCCTCATAGTAAATTCTGGATCATATAGAAAACTATTTTCATCATTACTAAGACCATAAGTAGAGTTTAGAATAATCTTGTATACATAGTTCTTTGGATCTTTTTTAGGTATCTTTTTTCTTTCTTCAAAGAACCATTCATACAGATCACAAAATGCTTTTTGTGGAAGATGTCCTGGAGCCCATTTATTTCTAATTGCTAGATTAGGATAAAAACTAATAACATCACTAGTCATTATAACCATGTCTTTATCAGAATTATAAACTCTAGAAGGACGTGCACCATGAATACCACCTAAACCATAGTCTGTTTTTACTCCTTTATATTGTACAGAATATTTAAAACCACCTTTAGTTTCTCCTGTATATATAACTACATCATTAAACTTAGATAGCAAATGTTGAAATGGTGCTGTCTTAAATTCAATATAAGGTAGTATGATATCTTTAACTACTATCTTAGGTCTATGAGTTCTCATATTCTTGAGATCATATTTTCTAATACCAGTATGTTTACTTAGGAAATGTAAAAAGAGTTCTTTAGATATTCTTGGTTCAGAAGCTGAGAATAAATTAATACCATATTCTTCAGTAAGAGTTTTTCTAAGTTCAATTTGAGACTTACTTAAGAACATAATATTCTTAGTAGATCTAACATCATTAATACAGTAATTGATAATTTCCGGTATTTGACTTTCTGTTATTTTAATAAAATGTTGAATTGGCATATCTATGATATTTTTCCAATCCATAGTATACTGAATCCATTTAAGACTAGATCTTTTAGCAGGATTATCCCAATGATTTAATTTAAAGACATCAATTTGTTGTATTTGTAAATCTTTAGGACTAAACTCTAAGAATTCTCTTCTATTTTGTCTATCAATTACATCCTGAGCTTTTTCATAAATCCATTCAGCAATTTCTTCACCATCCATAAATGAAAGCATACCCGCATTTCTAAGTATATGTTCAGTAATTTGACTGTCAAAACCAAGACCATTAAAACTAACATGCCATTCATTATATGTAATGTTATGTTCTAAAAACTCAAGAAAAATTTCTAAGTCATTTCTAGATTCATGTATAACAAATATCTTTCTTTCTTCAGATTTAATACTTTCAAACACTCCCAAAAAACAATTGGATAATGTTTCATAATCCATTACATAATGTTGTCTCATAATCCAGTTCAGTTAAGCTGTTCCCCCTATTTAATTAATAAAAAAAAGGGTAAATATTTCTACTTACCCTTTCTCTGTTTAATTTAAAAACTACTCACTAGCAGCTTCTTTACTTGGTTCACCCAAGAATTGTTTATAATTAAACTTCTTAGCATTAATTGCAAAAAGTTTAATCAAGTCTTCAACTGCAGATTTGTCTTCTACATAAAATTCTTGAAACACCTCAATCTTGTGTCTTTCTTCTCTAAAATTTCTACCATTAGGTCTTACATTTTTAATCTGCATTGGATCACCATTGTCATCCAATTTAGGTAACATATGCAAAGACTGTTTAGTTTGTTTAGAAATGATTACAAAGACCTTAGTATCAGGATCAAAGATGCATTCTACATAAGGACATGAATCCGCAATTGGAATCATTCTGAAAGTTTGCTTTTCTTGCCAAGTGGCTTGAACAAGCATCATTGTGTTTTCACTCATTGTTGTTGGATTTTTTTACAAAGATAATTTAGAATCTGTAATAGACTCTAAGTTTTCTACATCAATTAATAATTTTTCTTTTTCCATATCAGGTTTGTTACATAACTCTCCTACTTCTTTAAGTAAAGATATGTCTACATCCAATATTTTTGCATAATCAGAAAAATATTTTTCAGGATGTAAATAACTTGTTATGTAAATTACATTTGCTGTATTATCCTTGAAATAACTTAGTATTTTGCGCTTTAGTTCATCATTGATTTTGCTATAGGCACCATTTAGTACATGATGCCAATCAGATTTTAAATCAGAAAAATCAAATACATATATGCTAGTAGTACTGTCCACCTTATAATAGTCACACAATCTATTATGCTTTAAGAGAATTTGTTTCTCAAAATGCAGAAAAGTTGGTATATTAGGTGTATTATAAACACATACTAGCTTCATATCCTCGGGAGCATATCTTGTACCCCAACTGAAATAAGTTTCAGTAGGTACAACATTAGTGCCCTTTTTAATATCTAAGATCGGATATAAAAATATCTTAGATTTTTGAAAGTACTTTGTATAAAGCGCGTTTAAACCCATAATTTTACAATTTTACATTACCTAATGCTAGCTCATATGGTAAGTCATACCTTTTGTTTTCATAATGCCACTTAATAGTAGTTACTATTTCTTCAAAGTCTGATTCCCATTTAGCTAGTGTTGCTGTAGACACTTGGTAAGGATAAACTTGATTGTATTTATCTATTACTATAAAAGTAACTTGAACATTCCAATCTTTGTTAATTGCAAATTCTTTTTTTGCTAAAATAACATAAATTACTGCTTGAATCCAGTATTTATAATATTCAACAGAATCTGGAAAATCTTGTATTGACTTACCTAATGTCTTTAAGTCATTGATAAAGATGGTTTTTAAATTGTAATCAACAACTACATTATCTAAGACTCCATGAAAACCAAATGGTAGTTCTTCAATATCAGTTTTTAGATGCAACTCATTATAAACTTTAACTGAATCATCTTGGTCATCAGGATCTAATTGTAATAAAGCTCTTACTTGAACATTTCTCCGTAGTATTTCAACTGAAATATTGCAACCATCCAATATTGTTTGATCTACTACAGTTTTATTTAAACTTTTCTTAAGAAATTCAAAGTATTCTTTATTCTCTTCAGTAAGGACTTTATCTAATCTTTGTTGATCTGTTTTAAGTGTTTGATATAAGTTATTAGTTATTAACTGTGTAAGTATATCATCAGAATAATCAGATAAATCTAATGTATCATTTCCAATAACTAAATGTTGTTTGAAAATAGTATCAATAATTTTTTTCTGACTATCTGTTGGAAACTTACCCGGCATAGTTATGAATTGTTTATCATAATTACCAGGCTCCAGTAAAAGACAATGTAATACTCTACCTGCAATTAAGTGAGTATCAGTACTATCTTCTCTATTATTTAAGATATAATGGTTATAAAACAACCCTGGTGAAAACAAGAGTTTATTAATACCACTATAACTAAAATAAAACTTTTTCTTATAAAACAATTCTAGTTCATCAGAACCACTCAAAATCATCTGACTCATTTGTTTTTTCTATTTTTTGATTAGTATTTAAAACTTCTGGTGTTTCCAGAGTTTCTTCAGATACTTCAGTTGTTAATTCAAATTCAGAAACAATTTCTTCTTCTATAGTTTCAGTAGACTCCGTTAAGTCAATTACACTTTCTATAGCTTCATCAAAGTTATCTTCAGCAGCAAATTCTGATTCTAATTCTTCTTCAGTTTCTTCAACTTCTGGTATAACTTTATAATCATAACCTGGAATTGCATAGTCAGGATTAAGACTAATTACTTTAATAGTAAAATAGTTACTTTCTCCTCGGTTTAATATATCTTGATGGGAATGATTAAGAAATATATCTAAAGCCTCTGGTACATACTGATTTTTATCTTGTAAAACAGAACAAAGAGTATCAAGGTCATTTCTACTAAGTATATCTCTACCTATCCAACCTGTTAATGATTTAAAGTTAACATGATTTCTAGTATGGCAGTTATACATTTTATGAGAAAAATCTTTAAATAAAAGTAATAAATAAGGAAGACTTGCATTGTATTTACAGTTTGCCATTATTTCCATTGCTAAAATATGATTATCTGAATCAGAACTTTCAAACATAGTACTTAACTGTTTAAACATATCTGCATCAATAACACTAGCAGCATCCCCATTTAATAAATCTACAACACCACCTTCATCATATATGATTTTACCTTTACACTTTTGAATAACTGGTACCCATTCATCTTCAATAGCTATAACTGTTTTATAACCCATTTCAGAATGAGAAAACTGTTTAGACTCACTAAGATAATTTGCTATAGCTCTATCTACTACTATTAAGTCATTAGTATAAAATTCTAAAGATTCTCTTATGTTTTCTATATCTCTTTCATCAAGTTTTGATAAAAAATCATTGTCTTGCATAAGTTTTTTAAAATCTTCTGTAGAAGCTGTATAGTTACTATGAACAGTACTAATTTTATGAATACTACTTTCATTAGCAAAAATTATATTAGCAATACCAGGATCTCTTACAGCTTTTACTTTTTTTTCTAAAGCTAAATTTTTAAATTTTACTCTTGGTATATTAACACCAGGCATAAAATATATTTTGTCTCCTTCTTTAGGTTCATAAAAATCTTTAGATATTTCTAATACTGGATTATCTCCTACAACCCCTATAAAAAATTCAGATTTAAGAACTATGCCCATAGAAAAATCTTCTATTTTACTCCAATATCCTAGATTAGAAGTAATTGTTAATATTGATTCCATAATTTAAAATTAAAAAGGAGAGTCTTACCTCTCCTTTTGTTATTATTTTACTGCCATTTTTACAACTTCATTGTTCATCATTAATGAACTAAACTTAACTTTATTTCCATTAACAATCTCCTTGATCATATAATATCTTAAGTCATCAGTAAATGAATCACAGTCTGTTGTTAATTTAACTAATCTGTTAATAACTGCTGGTTGAATACTACCTTTCTGTGCTAATAATAAAGAATAGTTAATAATTCTTGTAGCAATAACACTAGAAATATCAGCACGGAAATCATCACCTTGTCCTACAGCAGATCTTAAAGCACCTACTACATAGTTTTCATCTTTATTCAAAATGTCTTCAGGAGAAATAATTCTGTCAAGTTTATTATTAATAAACATAGTAAACATAGAACTAAAGTCTACACCTACAGAACCCTCACCAATCATTTGAATAAGAGGTAATTTATCTTCAAACTTAGGAATAGAACTAATAGAGTCAAAAAACTTGGTAATAATTCTGGCATTAGTTTCTTTAGTAATTAGCTCTGGATGTAAAAGCATAAAAGTAATTGCACGTGAATCTACACCATTTCTTTCTGCCCACTTTGCCCATACAGCTACATCAAATTTAAAGTTTACAGATATATATCTTGTTTGTTGAGCTAAATCTTGAGTATTAACCATATAATCCCCATCATCAGGATTTTGTGACAAAACTATATGCCAATTTTTAGGTAAAGCCCAAGAAACATAAGTTTGTCTATCAATTAATTCCATACAAGCTTGAGTAAATCTAGTATCAGCACGGTTAAAATCATCAATTAATAAAATACCACCTTCTGTTTTACCAGCAATCCATTCTGGTGCAGCATGTGCCATTCTTTTATTTACAACTTTATAACCTTTCTTTACAGCAGCATCAAGTTGCTGTTCTAAAATCCATTTAGTTCTACCATCTACATTTTGTATTTCAAATTCTTTTACTGGAAAACCAACAAGGTCACCAATTTCTTCTAACTGTGCTAAGTTTAATTTAACTATTTGTAAATCAAGCTCTTGTGCTAGTTCTAATATACTAGATGTTTTACCTGTACCAGCTTCACCAGTAACACTTACACTTACAGGAATTTTTCCTTGTGATTGAATATATTGATTGTTTGTAATAATGTGTTTTAGAAAATCTTTTAGTTCTTCAGAGTTTAACTCAACTTGTCTATTTTCTGTTTTTTTTCTTGCCATTGCTTTTTAATTTATTATTATAACTCAAGTTTAATAACCTTTCCTGGAAGGTCTTCATTCATATTAGATCTTTCAGATAACACCCAAAGAACATTGCCTCTAGGTTTAACATATGTACTAGCTTCACCATCTGTAAAATATATTAAGCTTGTAAAAGTTTTAGAATGATCATTAAAATATTCTATAACAGGGGTAAAATCTGTACCTCCACGTCCAGTAATATTTAATTCAAACTCACCATTATATTTTTGAATACCATTAATTTTAGTATCACATTGTATAATAGTAATTTCTACACCAGCCTTATAAATATGGTGTATTTCATTCATAAACTCTTGTAATTCAGAGTCACTAACAGATCCACTATTATCAATAGCTAATAACATGTGTTGTCTCATCTTTATTTTAAGACCAGGATTATCAGGAAACTTTCTGTTTTCTTTTCTCCTAACCTTTTTAGTAAAGACTTTAGTACTAATACCAGTAAATCTTCTAATGTAAGCTCTCCAATTAAATTTAGGAGGTAATATTTCTTCTATTTCAATAACAGCTTCAATCTCTCCAGGAATAGTACCTTGTTTCTTTATAGTCTGTTCTTTAGCATCAGTTAATAGTTTCTGCAATTGTTTCTCTATTAACTTTTGTTCTGCTTCTGTAAGATCTTCAAAGTCTTCCCATGTTGGATGTTCTGGAATATTACCATTTTCTATATTTTCAAGAAGTTGATCTAAAGGTTGATTACCTGTAGTACCGTTTTTTTCTTTTTCTTCTCTAGCTTCTCTAAGCTTATCATAGTAATATCTAGTACCAGCTTTAGCATCCCAACCTTTATCAGCATAGTCTTCAAAAATAATACCTCTAAAAGGAATTTTTTTAGTAATAGCTTTTAGCTCTTCATCACTAGCTCCATTTTCTTTAGCAGTAAGTATTTCTTCTTGAATTTGTTTACTAATTGTTTCAAATTCTTCTGCTGTTAAATCATCACCAGGAAGCCAACCTTTTTGTATATATTGGTTGATTTCCATGTCCATAGCCACATTAGCTAGCTTTTTATCTGAAAATTTAAAGTAAGTAGTAAGATGTCCTAATGCTATATGCAAAAGCTCATGTTGCAAAACGCCAATCCTATGATTATCAGTAAGTTCTGTAAAAAATTCTTCATTAATATCTAGTTGATAATTAATTCCATTTTTACTTACACCTGCTGTAGGTACTCTACCACTCCAATATTTATTTAAAGCTATAAGAAATAATCCATAAAAAGGCTCTTTAAGCATCAAGTCTTTAGCAGCCTTAGATAATAAATCATTTTTATTTAGCATTATTTTAGTTTTATATTAAGTTCAAATATTTCTACAGGAAAGCCTAATTGATCTAAATAACCTGTCATATCTTCAACAAAGTATTCAAAAAACATTTCTAATGCTTCTTTTTTAACATTTTTAGAAATCATTTCAGATAAACATGTTCCTGTAGGTAAATTATTACTAGAATCCATAAATTCAGATATTTGAGCCCAAGCATTAGGAGCTTCATTTATCCAAAGAGATTTAGTATTTTTAGAAAACTTAAAGAGAATAATTAATTCTCCATAGTAATCTGTTAAATCAGCATTATTTAATGCTTTAAGACCAATGACTTTATTTTCTTCATCAGAAGAAGTCAGCATCTTCATAATATTTTTTGTATCTTCTTTAGTTAATTTTAATTTACTCATCAGTCTTCTATTTAATAATTTATCAATAGTCTTTTAATTAAACCCACAGCACTTACTTTATGGAATAAATGGGTAAGTCCTGCTAAATCATTGATAGTTATACAGTTTATATTTAAACTTACAGTTTCTCCACGATCCGGTGTTGATAATAACTTTATCATATAATTATTATCAATACCATAATCCTTAGTCAGAAATAATATTATATTTGGATAAAAAGCATGGTTATACTTCTGATTTTTTATATCATCAGATTTCCAGTCATTTTCTAACAAACTTTCATGTGTTATTTGTATTATGTCTTCCATTAGTCTTTAAGTTTATGTCCCAATACTTTTGTTACATATTCTTTATACTCTGCTCGAGTTAATATATGCAATCCTTGATAACCCTCACCACTATCAAATGATTCTTTTACTTTCATTAATACATTTAAAGTATCCATATAAACAGCTCCCATAAAAGAAGCTTCAGTTGTAGTTAACTTTGGATCTAAAGTAACTGTAATTACTTTCTTATCTCCTTCTTTACTTAGTAGGAGTCCCATTTCTAGAGATAACTCACCTGACCCATTTTCATTTGAAAAGACCACTTTAATATTTTGGTCATTAATTTTTACACTTTCCATCAGTCTTCAGTTTTTAAGTCTTCATCATCTAAACAATCTAGTTCCATTAAGGCACAGTTTAAATCCATCATAGTCATGTATGCAGGATTATTAAACTTAGCACTATCCATATCATAATTAGCTTCTAACAGCTCTATAGCTTCATTAACTAAAGCTTCTACTTTTTCTTTAATTTGTTCTACTCTATCCATTACTTTTCTGTTTTAGATTCAACTATTTCAATTAACTTTTCTAGACAAGCAAGTTCAGCTTCTTCATAAGTATTAAATGTTGGATGACCATTATTTATAGTATCAACTATATAACCACTAACTTCAATTTCACTTTGAACAGTAGATTTAATTAAACACAACCACTTGTCATTATAAATGTTAATAGAAGGATATAAATCATACTTCTCTCTAAACCATCTAAATGCTTGTGAGAATGTTGGTGCTGAAATCAACTCTGGACCACCTCCATTATACTCATAACTGTATAGTTTTGGTTTGCTGGAAATAATTAGTTTATCATTAGGGAACCCTTCTACAAAATATGCAAAGGTTTTTTCATTAAACCCATATCTAAATCCTTTATCCATTGATTTAAGTTTTTTCATTCTTAAAGCCAAACCATAAGGCACAAATTCTTTTTCCATCAGTCTTCTATTTTTAAAGTTTTAATTGCCCATTTCTCAGGCTTACCACTTGCAATCATATCTACCCATTCTTTTGCAGTAGGGATGTAGTTGTTGCAATCCTCTTTGACATGCTGTTCTCCAACATATCTTGTATACACTTCTTTGCCATCAGAGTTGATAATAGTCATACCAAATCTTTTTTCACATTCAAATATTCCTTCACTATGGTGTCTGAATATTCTATGCATACTATGGCCAATCCAAGCTTTGGTTTCATCAAACCATTTATGGATTTCCAAATAATCTACAGGAGAGCCACCAAACTTTTTAGCTGATGACTTTGCATGTTGCCAAGGATGTGCCATTACATTTTGTATGTTATATGATCAATAATCTCATATTTTGCTTCAGAATAACCTTCACCATATCCTTCACTTTGAGCATCTTCACGTAATTCTCTAACTCTTTCAAGTATCTCATCTTTTAACTCATCTGTTAATGTTTGAGTATCTAACTCATCTATTAACCAATTTTCAAAATCTTCCATTATTTCTTTTTTAAATATTCAATAACTCTTTCCCAGTAACTTCTAGCTTTCATTCTACCATCTCTAAATGGTGCTAAAGCATAAGTTGCTGTTGCAGATTTTAAAGATTCTTCTTTAGCTTTTTCAGAACCATGAAGTTTTACAGCATAATCATAAATTTCATCTGCTTTTTCTTTCTCACTCATCTTCTGTTTTATTTAATAAACTACCTTCATGAGTATAATCTTCTGTGTGAGTAATATTTATATGATTATTAATAATGTATTTTCCTGAAGGAACACATATAGATAAATCTCCAAAACCACCTTCATTATTCCACCAGTCTTCTATATCATTAAGAATAGTTTCTTGTGCAAAGTCTTCAATTAAAGAATAAGCACTTGAATCTAGCTCTGCTAAATTTGTATCATTATCCCAACTATCTACTTCATCATCTACATCTTCTGGAGTAGCACACTTTACTCTAGTATATCCAATTCTTTCTATGGAACCGGAGTCTCCTCCACCATCATAATGTACTTTAACACCAGTAATACCAAGATCAGCCAACTTAAGAAGAAGGCCTGTCATTTCATTTTCTGTCATTAGTCTCTAGATTTATCTATCACAACATAAATAGTGTCAACTACTCTTCCTCCAGTGGATCCAGTAGCTTTATCACCAAACATGTTTCCAATAGGATCTTTATCTAATACTTGAACTTCATTTACAAAGAAATTAGTTTCACCTCTATTACTAAACCAGTTTTTACCAAATGTCTGATGATATTTGATTTTAACTTTCCATCCATAAGTAGCTGCAGAATCTAATGCTGCAATTGTCTTTGGATCATTTACATCATTATCTACTGAGAACTCAAATGGTTGAGCAGAGTTCATACCTGTTTGAGTAGTATTCAATGTTCCTTCCCATGAATCAAACACAAGTCCTTTCTGTGAGAACTTAGTTATCATTCCAATGCGTTCACCATTAGAATAGTTTTCTGTACATGAAGTCATTACCAAAGCTAATCCTAAGCTAAGGCTAATAAATTTAATTGTTTTCATAGTTATTTTGTTTTGTAAAATTTGCCCAAAATATTTTGGTTTAAATACATATCATTTTCTAAAACCTCTTCAACAAAAAGTGCTTTTGCTTCTTGATATGTTAATTCAGTTTGAGAGTAACATATTCTAAGTATCTCTCTTTTAATCATAACTCCTGCTTTGTGAGCTTCTTTCAAGGTCTTATTACTACTATAGTAGTTCATGAAGTCAGGTTTTAATTCTCTAGTATATTTCTTCAGTCTTTTATCTGTAGACATAGCCAGAGCTTTTTTACCCATAGGTCTCTTTATGTTTGCAAAAAAGTTCTTTTTACCAATATAGGCAACAGATTTTCCTTCTATTATAGCAGTCATAATGTAGATAAAACCTACAGCATTCTCAGGTATTGAATCCTGATTAAACTCTTTACCTTGATATTTCCAACTCATACTTTGCAAGTTTTAATTCTAATTCTGTATTGATTAAGTTTAATTCTAAATTTTCTGTATGTGAATGTTTTAATTGTTGTTGCAATTGATAAATTTCTATACCAGCCTTTAAACTTTCTTGTACAAGAGCCTCATAGTGATCATGTATAGTTTTCATAATGCTTGTTTTAGTAATGGAAACAATACTTCTTTAACTTTATCAATACCATGTATTTTTACAGAGTCTGATAAATCTTTCTCTAAAGGTAGAACTACATAATTAAAACCATACAAGTCTTTGTATTTCTTAGCAGCATTAATACCAGGCTCATCATTATCAAATAATAAAATAATCTTAGTATATTTTGCTTTTAAGTCTTTCAATACTGCAGAAGTAATCATTGTATTTTCACTGTCTGGAGCAATACATTCAATATTACCTATAGATAACTTAACAAAACTCATTAGATCCTTAAGAGAAGATGTAATCATAAGATACTTGCAATCATAAGTTAACTGTTCTAGACCTTGAATATAATTCTCAACTTTAATAAATTTTTTTTCAGTATTTTTTGGTGTGTATATTTTATATAAACTACCATCATTTCTGAAATAACCATAGGTATATGGATTATTAAAAGTAAATGAAACTATACTACCATCTAAATCTTCTTTAGACATAGTAAAGAACTTAAGAGGTACTACATTATATCTTTCTAGAATTTTAGACCCAATCTTATAACCAGACCAATATTTTTCATCTAAATTATTCCAGCTTCTCATTTCAAAATCAGTAACTTTATACTTATCATGTATTTTAAACTCAGGTAGTTTAACAAAACCATTTAAGTTTACATAATCCTCATAGTCTTTCATAATTTTAGCTACAGCCAGATGTCTAGGTAAATTAAACATAAGTTCTACTAACCTAATTTGATCTCCATTATAACCTGATGAAAAATCTTTAAACTTATAATATTTTGCTACAGCATCATAATAAATAAACATTGATGGTGCTTTGTCAGTAGAATTAAATGCTGACAACATTTTAATATTCTGACCAGATAGTCTTTCTTTTAGATTTAAATAATACTCAAATACCCATTCTCTTGGTAAGCAGTTTAAATCATTAACTATGTTTTTAGTTGAAATCATAATCTTGAGAATTAAAAAAGGGAGCCAGACATTACACCTGACTCCCTCGGACTATAACTATTAGTCTAAGCTAAAATCAGTAGAAGTTTTATTTGGGATTGATAAATCATCATCATCACCAAATTGTTTTACTTCTTTTACTTCTGTCTTTTTTAGATGTAATGCTTCAACATAAGTAACTATTTTAGAAGCATCTTTTCCAAATGCATACTTACCTTTATCAGCTTTAGGTAAATACATATCATAGTTTGTATAACCTGTTTTACCTACATACTCTTTACCTGCAATACAGAATTCAAGATAAATATCTTTGAATGGAGCAGTTTTGTTAAAAGCAGCAACAAAATCTTCAATTGTTTCATGCTCACCATCTTGTGCTTCAAACCAGTCACTAATTCCTAAATTGGTACATAATGTTTTCAAGAAAATCAATAAAGATTTATCTCTTTGAATTTTAATACCAGATTTAGTTTCACCATCTGAATAAGCATATTGACTTGCTTTAACTTTACCAATTTGACCAAGATAGTGTCCAGCTTCTGGATTTTCTTTGTCAATCATAAAACCTTCAAAGCTTTCAATAGGAGCTGTTTCTAAATGTAATAACAAGTGTTTTGCACCAGGTATGAATGAAAAATCTTCAAGCTCTAAGCTATTAATTTTTAATTTGTGATTTCCTGGAGAAATTGTTTTTGGTAGTCCACCACCACCTGCATTTAAATCTTTTGTACTTAATGACATTTTATTTTATTTTTAATTGTTTACAAATACTTTACTCCAATCTATTGTTAGAGTTCCGTTTACCATTTCACTAATAACTATTTCTTCATTTCTAAGATGTTCAGGTCTTGCCCCGCAAGTTACCTCATCATTAGTTTTAAAACTTAAAATAGTTTTATTTCCTTTTCTATACATGTAGCCAATTGCGTCAGCATTTGCACATATAAGAGATTTGATTTTACCAGTCAAATCAATGTTTGCTGCCATAACCATCTCACCTTTATCATCTACCACTTTGTCTTTAATATGACCTGATAAAATAATTGTGGGTGCTAAAGTATCAATAAAATCTAATACCTGAAAGAATGCTTGACGGATATATAAATATCCAGCACCCATAGCTAATGTAGTTACATTGTCACCTTCAAACTTAGACCCACCAGGAGTAGCCTTATACAATTTTACTGCAAGTGGCATAATCATATCTTCTAATGCAGTTACAGTATCAATAGTTACATACTTGTATGGTTTACCAGCTTCTCTAATGGCTTTACCAGCATCAAGTAATTCTTGTAAAGAATTTACTTTTATCTTCATAGCATCAACGTAATCAGTACCATTTTCTAAATCTATAATTAGATTATCATCAAGACCAGCATAAGCTGATGTTTTACCAGTCTTTGGCTTGGAATAAATCACAATTCTTTTTGGATTTACCAATTCTGCTTTTATTTTTTTTGTTGGAAGTACAAAACTCATAAGTTAGATTTTGCTTTAATTATTAATTCATTTAACTCAGGATTTTTACTAATAGGAGTTAAGAATAACATTGCTGCTAAATCTCTAAGAGTAATATCATTAAGTGTAGTATCCATAAGATCAGCACTTACATGTTTAACAGGAGCTACTGTTTCACTTACTTTAAAACTAGGTACATCAACCTCTTTAGGTTTTATATACTCTTTTTCAAAATCAGGAAATAATGAACTTTGTTCTTTTGGAATCTCTAACTGAGCTTTCTCTTTCATTTTTTCATACACTGCATAAGTAACCTCTGTACCATCTGTTAGTACAGCAGTTAATTCTGATACAGGAACTGTATACATAACATAAGGTTCACCTTTGCTTGTAGTTCCTTCTTTCAGTTCTAGTTCTTCAGCATAAAATGGGTTATATTTATACTTAAACAATTGTCTGTCTTCTGTAAAAGGTTTGATATCAATTAGTTTACCTGATTGATCATTTACATTGTCATAAAATTCAACATAAACATCTTCCCCTTTACCAATTTCAGACTCAAAGAACTGAACTTGTCTACCATATTTTCCTTTTTGGAAAAAGGCGGTTTTAATAACAAATTGAGGATCTGCTATACCCAATTTTAAGAATGTTGGAGTATGCTTAGCAAAAAACTCCTTTTCTTTTTCTTTTCTAATACTCATAGTTTTTACTTTAAATTGATATTTTTTTTGTTGCTTGAGCTGGTGTGTCTATTTCAACAATTCTCATAGTTGTTCTATCAAGTTTAAAGAAACTTATCCTTGTGGTACCATTTCTAGATTTTAAAAAGTGAAAGACAAGCATATCTTCATCATTAATTAAAAATCTTTCAGGACCATACTGTCTAATTTTTCTAATAGAAGGTTTATTAATACCCATTAAAACATCTGTATGTTGCAATAATCCATCCGACCCATATATATCAGAATCTAATACATAATTTCCATATTCACCATCTCTTTGTCTATCAGGAGAATCTATGTTTCTGTTTAATTGGCTTAAGACTATAAAAGCTATAGGATATTTTTTTTTCATCATAGTGAGAGCTTCTCCAAGGTAGTTTAGCATCTCAAATTTATCCTTTTGTCCTTTACCCAATTTAAACAAAGCTGAGTGATCAATAGCTACAAGCATGTTAGTATAAGTGCCGTCTTCTTTTTTATATTTTTCCATTTCATAATGGATTGTGGCACACATTTCATCTACTGTACATGCATCATAAACTACATTAATAATATCACTATTAAGTGACTTATTATAATAATCAACACATTTGTCATAAATACTCTTGTCAACAAGAATTCCACCCTTGCTCATTAATGTATTGTAATCAGAACCTGTATTCAGACTTAATTTTCTTACTCCACTGGTTTCATCAACCATTTCCATCTGGAACTTTAAAACTCTAAATTCTTGGTCAGCATTGTGTTCTATTATATCACTAATTAACTGTTCCATAAATAAAGTTTTTCCGGTTCCCGGTCTAGCACCAACTACAGTGATAGTTCTCCATTCTAAGCCATCACAAAAAGCATCATTAAATTTAGGCCATGCACTCTTTAGTGACTTTACATCTCCCCGTCTTCTAGCTTTTATTTTTAGAATTGCTTTTCTTAAAGCTTCTCTTTCACTTACAGGTAATAACGGTCTGGCACCATTAAATAATTCTGACATTTTGTTATAGGTTTAAAAGCATTCTGTTTTTTGTATGGTTGTATAACTCATGCAAAACACTAATTATCAATTCAATTAGTAAAAATTTACCAATAGGTATATCAATAATAAATAAATCTACTATTGTATACGCAAATAAGCTACCAATTATTGCCATTATGATTAGCAATCCTTTCATACTACTCTTTCTTTAAAATAAGAGGTCCCTTCCCCATCAGGATTAGATTTGAGTAAGTCACAATATGTAGCTAGATCTGATTCCAGAGATTTATCTACTCCTTGTTTTCTAATAAAATATTGTGAATTTCTCATATATTCATAATTTCTGACACTATATTCATCAACATACTTTTCAGTAGCTTTTATTATAGTATCCCAATCATAATCATAATTTTCAAAAAACCATTTAAAACCAGCTTCAAGATTTTTAGGATTTACTCTAGCATATTTTCCAGAGGGTAGTTTCCTATTAGGAAATATTTCTAGATACTCCTTTATTTTATCACTAAAGTTTTGACCCATTAAATCTGTTGCTGTTTTAGGCTTGGTTTTCTTAAAGAAACTGTTGATTTCTTGTATAAAGATAAAACTTTTTGTAGTAAGTTGCAAGTTATCTTTTAACCAACCACCTGTTTGTAATCTTTTACATTCAAGATCTTTATTTACAAAAGAAGCAGGATCTATTTTTTCTTTTATACAATGTAACACATAATATGTATTAGGAGTTAAATCTGCTTCTGTAAGTTTATTAAATATTTCTGTCATTTACCAATGTATTGAATAGTTAAACTGTTTATCAATTATTTCTCTAGTTTTTACAAATACATTATCAGAATCCCATCTAGATAGCTTTTTATATGCAGCACTTGCTGGATGACTAATCATAAACTTAAAATTATTTTCACTTATTGAATCAGCCCATTCTTGAGCTTGTTTTCCCATGTAAATATACACAAGACCTGTTTGTTTGCAATTTAGATGATCTAGTAAATATGCTAAAAAAGGTTTCCAAATAGCATAATGTGCACCAACTTTCCCTACTTCAGTAGTTAAAGCTGTGTTTAATAAAAGTATTCCTTGATTAGACCATCTAGTTAAATCTGGATCTAAACTTCCAGGATGACCATTATAAACAGTTCTATTAACTTCTTCTAATATAAAGTTTAAACTAGGTTGTGCTTTTTTAGTATTACCACAACTAAAAGCAATCCCATCTGCCACCTCAAGTTCTTTGTAGGGGTCTTGTCCTAACACAACTACTTTAAGTTCATCATATGGACATTCAATAAAAGCTTTAAACAATTGCTTGAGTGTAGGAGTAAATCTTTTACCTTCATTAGATAGTTTTACAAGTTGACTTAAAATATTGTCAAAATCACCACTAAATATAAAAGGTTTAAGAACTTGACCCCAACCTGATGGTTCTAAAATAGTAAACAATTTTTGTTTAATCTCTTCAAGATCTATTTTTTGATTCATATTTTTTTTATTTTTGTTAAAAACTAACAATAATGCCAGTTAAAGTAAAAGAATTAAAAGATGATGCTATTGTAGACATCAAAGTCAATAAGTCATATTATCTAATGACTAAATCTGTGTTATTCCATTTGTTCAAAACAATTGACTCACCAGATAAAGAACAATACATAAAAGAAACTATGACTAAAGAGTATAAAGACCTTGATGAAGCTCAAAGATCTTTTTATACTATTGGTCTTTTACTTGCTGAAATTGAAAAAGAAGCTAAAAATAATAATTTATTTGAAGAAAAAGAAATTCTTCAACCAGGTGATGAAGGATATGTTCCTCCTACCCTAGATTAATATTATAGGTATCTCTTCCTATTTGTATACAAGCTTCAATAGCTAGCATTAAATTATCTTTTGATGCTTCTGCAAAAGACTTACCTTTTAATCCGGAAGCATCTTTAATCAGATCTTTCATTTCTTCAAAAGTATAACCAGATTCTTTGGCTAACTCTCTAATACAAGCATGTACTTTTGCAAGTTGTGCTTTACTATGATCTGCATCTGCAAAATCCAGATACATTTCTACTACTTGACCTTCTGCTAATTTATCAGCATAAATTAAATAAGCTAACTTAGACTTCTCATCTAAGTAAGTTAACTTACCATCTTTTTTAATAAGTTTAATACTCATTTTAGTACTTTCTTTACAACATTAATAAATTCTCTTAACTCAGTAAAATACTCAATATACAATTCAGGTATATCAAATGATTTAACTATCCAAAAGTCATGATTAACTTCATCACTATCTGAGGATATTAATGTTATACCTTCAGTTAAGTCTAATGTATAATAGTAATAATCATAACCATTACCTGTTTCTAAATGATTAGCTTCTTGTTTTTCAAAACCAGCTGCTATTAAATGTTCTTCTGTCATAAACCTTGTTTTTCAAATATTTCTAAGGTTAATATTTTAGTTAAATAATCTTCTACAATACCTTGATAAGGAAATGAAGCTTTACTAAATACACCATGATCTTTGAGTCTTTGTTCTCTCATATTTTTAAGAGCTAAAAAGGCTATGTTAAAGTTATCAAGGTCATTAGAATCAATCATTTTTAAGATATTTTCAATTTGCTGATCATTAATATAACCCATTTCTTTTAATAGATTCATTTCAGCCATAAGAATAAAAGGTCTATACTGACCAGCTTTAGCACCAGATTTGTACATAATCCACAAGTAATGCTGACTAGAGCTTGCTACTTTAGAAATTTGATACTGTTCATCTACAATATCATATATAAATTTTTTAACTCCTGGAATTGCTAGTATATTACTCATAATAGTTATTCTATATTTGTCTTCAATATTTTTGTTATGATCAAAAGAAAAATAACCTTTTGTTTTAAGTGCTTTGTAAACTTCAGATAAATCTTTTGGACACATTGGAGTTTTCCATCTTTGAATAAAACTCATTGTGTTTTCATAAACTATCATTTTTTGTCTTTTAAGTATTTCTTTTCAAATTTTTCCCAACCTTTTTTATCAAACTGAGTAATTAATAAATCCATTCTTATTTCTTCTTCATGCTCATCACACATTCCAATACCTTTAATATCAAGGTCTGGACTGTATCTTTTGGTAGCTTTAGTTCCACACTTAATACATTCCATCTTAGTTTGATTTAGGTGAAAAATAAGCTCCACACTCATTACACAGATATTGCTCTACAAGTCTGTCAGGTTTACTCCAATCATAATTAGTATGAATGTTTTCACATTCACCACAATTAGGACAACATTCTTCTTCTTTCATCTTATTCTGATTTAAAGGTTTCATTGTAGTATTGTTCTGCCATTCTATTATAAAATCTACTTGGTTTTTTAGATTGCTGGTCGCTCCTACCATCTCTATAAGTATTTATTATCTCTTGCTTGTGCATTGCTTTGGCTTGTTCAAATGCTTTTCTTAAAGATAATGATTCTTGTATGTGGTTGAATTTTTTTAAATAACCTTCAATCCATTCTACTGCTGTTTCCATTCTATTCTGATTTAAAGGTTTCTTCCCAATATGTTTCAAATGTCTGCCAATCTTTTTCAGCAATACCTTTACCTTCAAATCTACCTGCTTGGTGTGCTGTATTCCAACATTCAACCAATTGTGATAACTCCATTTCTTTGGCTTGTTCATACAATTCTTTAAGCCATTGTGGTGGATTATCTTCTTTTGGTCCTCTTCTGTTTATTTCAAATTCTAACCATTCTACTGCTGTTTTCATAAGTCTTCTTCCATTGATTTTTTAATATCTCCAATTGTAAAAATACCTTGTTGACTATTATCTAAAGCATACACTCTAGTATCATCAGGTAATAATTTAGCTGAATCACATAGCCACCTACTATTTTTCATAGTTCTGAACCATACTTTTTTAAATATTTCTGTATTAATATGTTCATATACTCCATCTTCATCACCTAACTCTATATTGATAGGTTTTTTTGGTATTCCAAAGGTTGTGCTCATCTTATTCCATTTCAAGGTTATAATCTGATAAGTATTCTCTTATCAAATCTCTTACTTTTTCTACTACATCTTGTTCTTCTTCACTAGCACCTGGTTTTGTGCCAATTAAACTAGCTCCATACTTAGTTGTATCTCTTAGTTTTTGGTCTAAATCCCATACAGCTAATTTCCACTTGTATCCATCTAAAGCATCTCTTATTTCAGTAGCTTCTTCTGCAGTATCAAATTCTATTGTTACTTTTCCCATAGTTATTTCTTTTTAAATTGATTAAAACATTTTATAATAGTTGTAATATATGCTTCAATAATACTAATAACTAATATAATAGGAAATGCAATAATTTTTAATATTGTTCTCATTATTTCTTTTTAAATTGTTCAAACCATATAAAAGTTTCTGCATCTGGTCTAACATCAGACTCATCATCATACCATTCAATAATGCTAATTAGCTTATTAATAGCTTCTTGATTCTGATTAGCTTGCCATTTAGCTCCTTCTATAAAACATTCTCTTGATGCTTCACATATATCAATACCATTTATAACATAAACTCCTTCAATATATCTTTTCTTAGCTGCTTCTTTAAGTGTTTCTTCCATACTATTTCTTTTTAAATTGTTCAAACCAATCTTCAAAATTCATACTTCCTTTAATTCCATATTCTTGTTGATATTTTCCACTACCAACTCCATTTTCAAATGCTTTTCTTAAATTTTCCTCACTATACATTCTTTCAGCTTGCCATTTAGCACCAAATTTAAATCCATTTTTAAAAGATGTTGAGTATAAATTACCTTCTACGTGTTCATAATTTAACCAAGCAGTATGAGATGCTTCTTCAAGTGTTTCTTGTTTAGGTTCTTCTGAACCAAATGCTTCTTCTAAAGCATCATCAAGTTCTTTATTAAGTTTATCCCATTTATTTTGTTTCATAATTTCTTTTTTTGTTCTAAATAATCAATAATAAATCCTGCAGCAACAATTAAGTTCATACCAAATGATGCTATTATTTCATGAATATCTTCATATACATTAACAGATAAGTGAACATGACCTACCATCCAAAATGGTACAGATAAGTTTTGACTTATCCATACCAATAGATATTTACCAAGGTTGTACACCTGAAACACAGAAATTACTACCAACATATGCACTAATCCATACATCTTGGTCAAAGCAGAATTTTTTCTTGTTGTTTGAACAACTATTTCTTATCTCTAACCAATAACAAGAATTTCCATTATTATAATCTACACCATCATTAGCTATAACTCCACAAGTACAGTCTTTTTTAGATTCATACTTTTTACAACTTACAAAGCTTAAACTAAGTAAGATTATTAATGTTATATTTTTCATCTTTTTCTTTTTAAAATTCTGGTTAATAAATTTACTAATTGAAACACAAATACAGCTATTATACACATAGTGGTTATAGTAGCTAAAAATAGGATTATTTCATTCATATATACATTTAAAAAACACTTAATATAAACTCCAACTACACCAATAATACTGAAACAATAGACTACTACCATAGCCTCTAGTTTCCAAGTTCTAGTCCCCTTCTTCATTATTTACTTTTTTTTTCTTCTCTGGCTTCTCCATAGTAAGCTGAGAACTTTTTATTGACTTGCTCAATCTTTGCAGTCTCAGCTGAATCTTCTGATTCAAAGAACTGTAATCTTGTTTTCTCTTGTTGTCGCTCATACTCCTTCCATTCAAAAATTTCTAAATCTTTCATTCTTTGCAAATCAGCTATAGTAGCTTCTTGTGGTATGTGACCATTATTTGCATGTAATAAATCCATGTATAAATCTTTTATTCTTCCCATAACTTTAAACTTTTTTCTAAAAGCATTTGGATAGTAGTTCTAATATCCTTATGTCCTACAATATCTCCTGCTTTTTTTAATTTATTGTAAAACTTTTTATCTAATATTAATTTAACTTCTACATTTCTATTAGTATCAGAACTTTTACTTACACTACTAAAGTCAAAAGGAAATAGCTGAGCATGTACATAAACATTTTGCTTGTATAACTTGTCATTGTAAAATTGTAATGCTAACTTTTTACTATAATTAACAGTAAATCTTTTAATGTCAAGTTCTTTAGCAATTGAATGTTCTGTCATCATAAATTTATATGCAAGAATACCTATTAAATAACTTTTTTGATCTACAGTAACCCTAGCATTTGTTTTTAAATTTAGAGCTAATAAAGCTTTTATTATAGCTTCTTTAGTATAGTCTTCCATAAATTAGATAAAAAGGGGGATTTCTCCCCCTATGAGTTAAGCAATAATTTCTTCACCAGCTTCAGAGTAAGCAGTAACTTTATCTTCTTCAGATACAAATACCTTCTTACCTTTAGTAGCAATACATAAATCTTTAAGTTGATTATTCATAGTACCTAAACAAATAGCATTAACCTTATAAGGAAAAGCATTACTATGTATATTGTCGTGACCATCATTAATAACTAAAATTTCTGGTTTTTCTTCAGATAAATCAATATCTAAATTACATAGTTTTTTATTTTCAATACTAGCAGCTATATGATTTACCATTTTACCAACTTCAGTCATACCACCATTTGGCTCATTAGAAAATGTTTGCCAGAATTTCATAACAGTTTCTCTATTATGAATGTGTTGGAAATGCATTTTATTAGGATCACTTACAAAATAACTAAAAAATACTTCAGCTTCACCTTTAAGTACATACTTAAGCCTGTCAATCATGATAGCATTTACCCAGTCTTGTTTGAATTCTTCATCCATACTTCCAGAAAAGTCTAAGATTATAATAATCTTTTGTTTTTGCTCTTTTCTATCTACAGGAACATTTACTATAAGATCTTTAGTAAGAAGTTTTACTGGAAAGTTTGGAAAAAGTTTCTGATAAAGATCTACTTGTGCTATCTGAGCATAATCACTCATCATCTTTTTAGAATAAGTGTCAGAATTAGAAACAATTTTCTCATCAACTTCTTTTTCAACTTTAAATTGTGAACCTAATTGACCAATAATAGAGACCTTATCTAAAACACTCATTTTTCTAGTTTTACTTACATCATTAAGTTCAAGTTGTTCATTGATATTAGGATCTGAATAAACTTCTCTATCAAAATCTAACATAAACTGTTTGTTTAAAGTAAAATCATCTTTTTCACTTGTTTCTCCTGTTTCTCTAGACTCTTGTTGTATTTTCTTAAAGATAGCAATAGCTTGTTCTAAAGGTGTAAATCCAGGAATATATGTATCATAGATTTTATCATACAATTCCTTTTTATTACTTAGAGCTTCTTGTTCATCTCCACTAAATTTACTAAAATCAGCATATTCAGGTTTAAAGTAATCCTTATCTTCAATCATTTTAAAGTAACAAACTCTTGCTAACTCTTTAATTTGATCAACTGCAGATTGTTTCCACACACTAGCTTTAGTTTCAATATCTTTAGCTGTAGGTGTAGAATAGTTTTCAGGTTCTTTAACTACTAAAGAATCATCATTGTCTTGAGAATCAAAACCATATGATCCCCAAGAACCCCAGTCACTGTAAGAGTATTTCTTACGGGTGGATCCATAAGTGGACCCATACCCATAAGAACTACTACCATAACCGTAACCGCTACCATAGCCGTAACTTTTATATCTGCTCATTTGTCATTGTTGTTGCAATCATTAACTTTTTATTGAAACCTTTTTGAGCTCCATCATGATCTTTATAGATTTTTGCATGAGTTTCAGCTAAATCATCTGTTACTTTAATGCTTTTTAACTTAGCTAACATATGACCATATTCTGTCAAATTTTCATTAAAACTTTTAATGTCTTCAGGAGAACTTAAAGGATTTAAATCAAGGATTTGTTTGTGATCCATCATTAAACCAGCTAAAGCTCTTAACTCTGCTTGTGCTTTAAATTTCTGTAAAGCATTTGCAGCTAAAGAAGGTTTCTTAGCAAATTCTGCAATAAAACTTAATGCTTCAGGACCACATTTCTCAAATACACCATAAGCAGTAATTGCAACACGTGGACTAATAACAATACCATTTTTTGCATACTCTTGCAAAATAAATGGAATTACAGGATCTATATTACCTGCACCAAATCTTTCTTCCAACAATCTGTTATAACTAATATCAGTGTAGTTATCCCAGATAACATTTAACTCCAATGGAAAACGCTCCATTAAGGCTTTCAAAGACATGTTCTTTGAGAACTCATCTCTTGTTCTGTTAGTACAACAAACAATGAATTTTGTTTTGATATCAAAAATTTGAGTACCATTACGGAAAGTACCTGAAGATAAGATATCTTTCAATTGCTCTAAGATAAAATCTGGAGCATCAAACATCTCTTCAAATACCACATACTCATGGTTCATAAAGCTGTTCTCAACTAAGTACTCAATTTTACCTGTTGCATTAAATGTTGGAATATCCAAACCACCAAACATACGGTCAGTTGTCATACCTGTACCCATAGTAATAACATAAGGTGAAATACCTTTCTCTTCAAAGAAAGCCATTGTCATCTCTGACTTGCCGTGGCCACCTGCCCCATACAAAACTATGTTTTTCTGTGTTGCAAAACCTATTTCCAAAACTTGTGCAGTTTTTTCCATAAATACAAATCCATCCATAGGATTTTTTGCTGTAAAGAACTCTTCTGTTCCGTTGCTTACTGGTGTTGTGTTTTCTGTTGCCATTTTTTCTTTTTTTTTCAGTTTTTAAAATAATAATAATTAATCATGTTGATACAGTTCTAAGAACTAACCATTAATATTCTTTATCTGAACCTCCGTCTTTTAATCTTTGTAACAACTCTGTGAGTTTTTGTAATTCCTGAATACTTTCAGAAGCTTTTTGTGATTGACAAATAGCACCAAACATAAAACATATTACAGCTAGCTCATTAGCATGTTTTGCATATACACTAGCTTTAGACAGACCATCTGTAATAGTTTTATTAGAATTCCATGCATCTTTTGCTATATCACATAGCTCATTATACCTTTCATCAGTTATTCCTAATGTACCGGCAATATTAGTACTTTCATCATCAATGATAATAATTTTTAGATAAGGGTTTCCCGCAGGAGTTCCTTTAGAAACTTCTTTCTCTTCCATAATAAATAAAATTTTTGTAATAAAACAGCTTTTCAGCTTAGATAGATAATTCTAATTCTTCAGCATTTACATTTTGTAAAGCATATTCTTCAGCAGAAATAAATCTTTCAGAATCATAAAGCTCATATGGAAATGATAACTCTGATAATTGAACTTCTTTTAGTAAATAACCAATCTTACCATTTTGAAGATTCATTGCTTTTTCTCCAACAACAGTGTACTCTTTCCCCTCAGTCACCCATTCAGCAGGAGCTACTTGTTTTGGTTTGTTCTTGTTGTTAATGCATACTACTTTTTTCATACTCATCAATTTTAGTTTTGATATCTAATCTATTAAAAATATCTTTAATTTGAGACATTTCTTCATAGGATCCAGATTTTACATGACATTTACCAGCAATATTTGCTACAATAGCAGATTGTTCTGCTTGTAAAGGTTCTTGATTACAAAACCTAATTAAACAAGCAATAATGTACCCGGCTTCATGATCAATATTTTTACAAATACTAATCTTGTGTGTTATAACATCTTCCATACTTCTAAGATAATGAAATATTAAAATCTTTCCAAATAATTTTTTCTTGGTCTAAGTTTTCTACAGCTTCTTTTACCCAAGCTTCATCAACTGTATCCATATAACATAGTATATGAATAATAGCTTTATCATCTGGGTTAAGACGCAATAATCTACCAAGTTTCTGATTAAATTTTCTTTCATTACCATAACTATGCATAACAATAGCTTGTTTAAGATCTGGTATATTAATACCTTCACTCAACTGATCTACAGCTGAAAGTTTGGTAATCTTACCTTCTTTAAACAACTGAAGGTTTTCTTCAGAACTCTTGTTTTTGCTATGATAGCTGTGAGAACATAATTTATCAGCCTGAGCTTGAGTATTTGCAAATAAAAGACACTTACTGTTAATGTTTTTAAACAGTATTTTAGCATACTTTTCTTTTGTTGGATACTCTTTAAGAGCTTTCATTCTCATGACTCTCATCATATGCATATTACCACTACCAGTATCAATTCTTCTTGACCAGTAAGTGTAATTAGCATCTTCAGAAGTCATGTATGATCTACCACCTGCAATTGTCTCATAGTTTTTATCTTTTGATAGATATAACTTATGTACAACAATTTGGTAATTATTTAGGATACCATTCTCAATAGCATCATCTGCTTGAAATGTGTATGCTACAGGACAGAATTCTTGTACTAGTTTACCTTTCTCTGAATAATCTCTTTTAGGAGGTGTACCAGTAAGACCAAGTACTTTACCTTTGTATAACTGTAAAAATCCTCTGTGACTATCTTTCAAGCTATGCATCTCATCTAGATATACTACATCATAATCTTTAGGATCATGCTTATTTAAGCTGAGATAAGTTGTAAATACTATTCTACCTAGTAGATGATGCATATCAAACTTGACAGCATCATCTTTCCAGGATTGAAATATAGCTTTTTTAGGTGCCACAACAAGACATTTCATCAAAGGTGTAGTATTTCTATCCATATGAGTTAAACCTACTAAGGTTTTCCCAACTCCAGTTCCTAAAACTACGGATACTTTCTGCTTACCATCAGTAGCAGCTAGAGCTTCCATTTGAATATCATGTCTATCTTTTGTCATAGTTTTTTAATTAATGATTTCAGTATCTTTTTAATATACTATCTATTATAGCACTCTCTTCATTAGATAGTACTAAATAAAGCTCTGATAGCTTTTCTACATTTTTGTTAAAGTCTTCTTCAGATTGAGAAATATACTTAGGCAAAATTCTATTTGCTTTAATTATTTCATTATCTACAAGATAGTCAACAACTGCTTCTAATTCTTTTTCACTACACTCATCTAAAATATCTGCAATATTTACATCAACATATTGATCAATATCTACTGTAGTTGTAACTTGAACTTCTGGCATAGCTTTTATTTTATATCTTTTCTGTCTTAATTAAAAGACTGTTTGCATAAAGTGTGTTTCTAAAGGCAGCTATTGCTACTTTAGCAGTTTCAAGTGTTTCAGTTTTTTGAAACTTATCATATAATACATTACCAATAGTCTCAGACTTATCAGCAATTTCTTTAATTTGTTTTGTGTTTGGTTTACTCATGCTATCAGTCTTTTAAGTTCTTTTCTTTTCCTGTTAATTTCAATTAACTCTGGATAGTTTTTAAGTTCTCTATACTTAATACCTAATATATTTACTAATTGTTGTTTAGGTATAGTATAATCTCTACTCAAAATAATATGGAGCTCCTCCAACCTAATTTTTATCTTTTTTCTAGTTGGAAAGCAACAACAAGTTTTTAATTGTTTTACTAATCTATTAAATTCTTGTTGTCTATCTAAATAATATTCATAAATTGTTCTAGGAATAATTTCATTTTGTCCCATAATCAATTATTTTAACCAACCCATTACTCTTGCATCTTCAGGATGTTCATGAATATGGTTGTGATACTTAAATAACTTCAATTAAAATAATATCTACTACATTAGCATCATAATGATAAGTAGTATCATTAGTACTTCCTATGATTTTGAAGGCTACTCCTTCATCTTGACATGCTGACTGAATAGATACAAACAAACTTTCTCCATTGATCAAGTTCATTATAGCTCTAGTGTCTTTTTTAATTTCACTCCAGTCTTCTGACTGTTGAATTGACATTTCAATTTTTTGACCATCACCTAATGTAAATGCTACATCTAATATTTCTTCCATTTTATTTTGTTTAAAGATTAATAAATTTCCAAACATAACCAGCACTTGTATTACTTTTTTGTTTTAAACAATTATTAATACCCGTTCTAGATATATTTAATTCTTTTGCTGCTTCAGAAGCACTTTCCCAAATTTTTAAGGGTATAGCAGAACCATAAGAATACTGACCAATTTGTTTATTAGGTTTTCTTTTTTCAGGTACTTTACCTATACCAGCTTTAATTTCATATTTTCTCCATTGAAAACCTGCAATTAAGTTTCTTCTACCATTAATAGCTCTTGTAATATCAGCATGTAAACAATCTACATCTTTACAAGCATCATTTATACTACTATATGTTTTAACAAAGTTTCCATCTTTATCATAAGCAGTTACTGAAATACTATATGGTTTTTGAGCTTGTTTATAAACATTAGATAAATGCTTTTTAGAATACTGTATCTTTTTTTTCAACTGAGGACCTGGATTTTTTAATCCTGCCCCTCCATCACACTGATTTATTAAAGTCCCAGTATTAAGATCTTTTCTACCATACTTTTTAATAAGCTTCATTTCTAATTTAAAAGCTTCTTCTTTAGTAAGGTTATCTTTTACAATCTTAACAATATATGGGCATATTCTTGCATAATCATGCCAAGCTGTTTTTCTTTTTTCAAAAGCAGATCTATAGGCTCTTGAATAAATTAAACCTTCTGCACTAGTTAAAGACATGCCAACATAAAAAACTTCATTTATATCAGTTCTAACATGAATATATACATAATAACTTCTCATAACATTTTTTACAAATATATGACAATTATTACATAATAGCAAACTATTTCAAATATCCTAGTATTCTTGCCTTTTCTGGGTTAGAATGGATCCAAGAATGGCATGACCTACATGTTGCTAAGAACGTGCTCTGAATTAAGTAAAAAGCTTCTCTGTTGCTTCCAGCGTGTGTATGGTGAACATCAGTGGCACCATGGCCACATCCGTTCACCTTCACCACACATAATGGATTCTCAGTAAGAAATCTTTGTCTTAATTTAAGATACTCAGCATCTTTCTTCTTTCTTTTAGAAGAAACCAGAGGGATTTTATAATCAGTTGGTTTCTGTATATTATCTTTATTCTTGGGATTCTGGCAACTCCAACAATATTTACAGTATTTGAATCCCTCATGGTTCTTCCATATCACGGTTTCTTTCTGACAAGCATCACAAGTTTTAAGCTTCATCAAAGTATAAGTCTGATAAATTATCTACACTCGTTTCTAAGTTCATTATGTCTGCAGATACAGCAATTTTGCTTTCATCTTCTTTATAAAGATCTTCTTCTAATTCAGGTATAGAAGGTAATTCATTTACTAAATCTCTTAACTGTCTAGTTAAATCTTCAAATTTGTTTAAAAATTCATTTCTTGTCATAATCTTAGTTTTTAGTTTTTAATCATAATAATTCTTCAGGAAACTCACCTTTAGTTTTAGTTACTGCAGGAGTCTCTCCACTTCTAAATAAAGCTTTAAGACCATCTCGGAAACCTTTTGCTATGTAACAGCTCTGAATAATTATACCTTTTGGAATAACAATGTATCCAATAAGATCAGTATGATACCTATCTTCATTGTGTATAAAACTCATAGATGAAGCATAGTAATCATCTTTGTTTACATAAATAAGCCAATGAGTATCTGTTTTCCAAATAACTCTTGCTTGAACTTCATCTACAGATGTGTTAAACCCAGGTCCATCTCCACCTCTTCTGTCATAAAATGTTCTCATAGTTTTTCATTTTTTAGTCTTGGTAATTGATTTGGATCCTTATCTAAACTTAAAAAGTTTTTAGGAAGGATCCCTTCTGCTATAAAGATAGCAATAATATCATCTTTACCAA